AAGGATGTCTGCAATTTGAGGGATAACGAATTCAGCTTTTGTTGTGTAATCTGCAATAAGGACTCTACCAATCGATTGATTAGCGAAGAGGTTCTGCATTGTCTTCAAGTTCTCTTGGTTTACTCCTCCCTTGTCAGGCTCAGTTCCCATTGTGACAAGGAGAACGACTTGCTGGATTGTCCTTGTAAGTGCCATATCCATACGGCGCATTTCAATTTTAGCACTTATATCTTCAAGAACTGGAAACCCCATTGGTACAGCAAATGGTTCATAATCTTGTTTCTTATAGAACACAGCATAGAACTTCTTAGTATCTAAATGTAATAGAACTGCTGTGGCTTTTCCTTTTAAAATTTGCTGTCTAACAAGAGGGTCAAGAGAGTTTAGTATCTCTTTATCTTCTTCTGTCCTTGGGTTTCTAACCTGCTCAAGTTCGTAATCAGTTAGTACTTTATAATACTGCCCTCTATTGAAAGAAAGGTTGCCATTGACTTGAACATCTGCTGGATTAATGATTATGTACCTAGAAGGTAAAGAAATTTTTGCAGCTAAGGCTTGTGAACCAAAAACTTGACTAATTTTAGATACATCCTCTTCTTTAATGGTAGTGTCGTATCTATAGATGAAAACATTTCCAGAGCGATAGTACTCTCTAAAGAACTTGTCTTGAAGGGCAGTAATATTTATCTTATTAAATAGGGCGAGGAAGAAATCTCTTGCGCTTTTGTTTCCGCCTTTCAAATGTAGATTGCCGCAAGAAAGCTCTGACATCAAATCAATGGTGTTTCTAAATAAGCCAAAGTTATAATAAGCTTTTTGACACAAGATCACTGTATCTCTTACGTCAATATTAGACTTATTGTAATTATAGCCAGTGGCATAATTAAATGGCACCATGCCTTCATCAATATTGCGAAAACGATCTGTCCTCTCAATGGTTGATGCAGCATTTCTACGGCTTCTCGTCTCAGTGACTCTGCTTGCTACTCCGCCATGAGCAGGGGTAGAGCCTTCGACCATCATTGGAGCGAAAGAAGATTCCTCAGTTTTTTCTTTTTTAACCTTTGCCATAAGCCTAATAATTAATTACACATTTTAAATTAACATTGGTGTAAATCCCGCAGCTACTATTTTATTTTCAGTAGTCATAATGTCATTATAGCATTTGGAACCCCATTTCGCTAACATTAAAGCAGTGTAATTATCTTTTCTTGCTCTATTGGGTGAATTGGAACGCTTTAGGTGTTGAGGCAAGTCGAAATTAACAGATCCACGGCTGCTAGTAGTGAACTCGACTAGCGAGCATTGCTTCTTGGTGTTGTAAACTAATAAGTCTTGGTGTTCTATTAAATCTAACTTGTTCCAATCCTTGTTCTCTTCTACGAATATGATCTCTTCTGGTATTCTTTTATTTATCTCTTCATTGAAGAAGGTCTCATTTGCGACAGTCTTTGAAGCAAACCAAATTTTCTTATAATCAATTGCCGCTTGTAGATTTTCATTGCCTCTTCTAATAAATGTAGTAGTAAATACTTGAGTGACTGCTATCTGCTTGTTTTCAAGGTTGTATTGGCTCTTAGCTTTTTGCACCATCCTTGTGTATTCAATACCCTCAAGATCAGAATCGAAATCAATAAACTTAATCTTCTCAGATTCTGAATTCACATATTGAGATTCATTATAAGTGTTGAAGAAGATGTCAGCACCAGCATTATCGCAGATTATGTAAACAATATTAAAGCTCGTCATTAAGTAATGAAAGTATTTGATATGAGTATTTAAGCTCCCAAGTCCAGCATAACAATGGACTAGGGTATCGTTCTTATTTTCTCGGTCTATCTCTAAAATACCCATTGCAAAATAGTCAGCATTTGGACTATCGCTCATATTAGGGTCCATTGCTAAAATATATTGCTTACTACTATCTCCTTTAATTTGAGAATGGGGGCGTTCTTCAAACTTAAGGGTACACTCTTCCATTTTCTTCATGCTAAAATAAGAATCGCTACCATCAGTGAATTGAGCGCAATACTCTCTTAAGAAAGAAGCATGAGAAGCTCCACCATTTTGCGCTTCTTCTGTAATTGAAGAGTCTATCATCTCTGGAGGAAGGGCTTCATAACTTAATTGAGAGACAAAATAAGTAGCACTTGTTGGTTCCTTCGAATAGATATTATCACACCACTCTTTGTAAGTCTTATAGAGGTTCTCAAAAGTATAAGAGGCTGAAGAGAGGGCAATCATTTTAGAAGTGTTCTTAAACTCCATGCGGTCAGCTTCTGTCATTGCTCCTTGGCTAATTAAATCATCTTCTTGTTCGCGAATACTAATACGCTCTTTAATATCTTGCGGCACAATCAAGAATGGCATCAATACATTCTTAATAATGTCTTCCGGTAGGAGCATGAACTCGTCTAGTACAAGGACGTTAGCACGGAAACCACGAATCTTTTCGCCGCTTAGAGGGATAGCTTTTATTGAACCCTCATTAATTGACCAATCGTATTCATCATTGCGTTTTGACTTTGCGCCGAACGCTTGCATCAAAAGATCTGCGCCTTTAGACTCAGTAATCTTTTCTATTGAATTGAAAATGCTTCTTGCTGTTCTGAATGTTGGGCCAGCAATCAAAATTTTACTCTTAGGCTCAAATATGCATTGCAAAAAACAAAATACCGCAGCAGAGAAAGACTTGGAAGCACCACGGCCCCACACGTTGAGACAAAAGTTCCGATTCAACATGGCTTTAATTACAACCTCTTGATAAGGCCATAATTTTATACCAGAAATTAGCTCTGTAGTTATACCAATGTTAGAACGCAAAAATTTAGCTAAAGTTATCTTAGCTTCTTTGTCTTCAAGAGTATCTTTTAGTCTAGAATATTCATCGTTTAGATTTGGAATTATTCTATTATATTTTTCTGGAGTATACCACATATTATAGCATCTTTAGGTCGTAGCAAAGTTGCAGATCGTATTTAAAAAAGTTCTCATCAGTAGAGAACATCTTTTCAATTACTCTAACTGACTCTTTGCGCCCTTTTGCAAATAAGAATTGCACATGAGGGTATTTTTGTATTAGCTCTCTGACGTTATGGAATATAAATTCAGGGTTTACCTTTGTAGCTTTCTTGTATACATGAGGCAGATGATTAAACGACAGAGCGTTGCTTAAGCTTTCTTCTACAATGATAACCATATTAGCTTTAGCTTCGCTTGCCTTCTCAATCTCTCGGCAAAACCTTTCGTAACCTGCGCTTAGTGTCCCAATAAAATCAGAGATAGACTTTCTCTCAAAATAAAGTTTGCCATCATAGCTTGGATGACTAAATCCATAGTCTCCAAACTTAAGGGTGCGAACTTCAGAGGCCATATTGAAGATGAATGGCTTCTGTTCTCGGGTATCAATATAAATGATTGAGTCTTTAGTATGCAATTGAGCTAGATTATCCAAATTATTTGGATATACATACTTATTTTTAAAACCAATGTCTTCAGCAAGCTTGTAGTAGCTATCAAAAATTTCTTGCAAGTAAATAACACTTGGGCTTAACACACTACGAAGCTCAACTTGAGAGGGCGTATACTGTAAGCCTTTCTTCTCTTTCCTCTTGATAAGAAAGTCTTTGCAATATTCTTTTTGCTTCTCTAGAGACTGGGCCTTGAGCCAATTTTTAAGATTGTTTTTATTATTGAAGTCAGTATTGAAGTACTGGTCTTTATTTTTGTATATAATTATTGAATTATCAAAAGCATCATAGCGAGGATGCTGTTGTTGATAGTATTCTATTACTCTAAGCTTATGAGCCTTGAGATGGCGATTAAAATCTGCATCTACTTCATAAACTTTCTGACATATTTTGCATGTTTCAGCCATTTAACACCTCATCTTCTGAAATCCCTAAGATACGACACTTGATTTCATCCATTGTAGACAAGCGGTCTATTTCGTTTTTGACCATTGCCTTTCTCCTTTCAGCAAGTTTCAATAACTTTGTGCGAGAGTCTTCTTCTTTCCACATCTGGACTAAATTGAGGATACTGGCGTTCTCTTTTATTTGTTTACTAAGACGATCACTTCGCTTTACCTTTAGGTCATTGAGAAGTTTTTGCTGGCGGATAGTTGATTGATTATATTCGTTTCTTGCGCCGCTAATGGCCTCAATAAGAGCCATAGGAATTTTGCCGCCTCCATCTACTTCCATATCAATCTGATTTTGAAGGGTCTGAATGGTCTCTTGGATATTAGCAGAGATTACCACTTCAGTAGCTAAGACAATATATTGGTCTACCTCTTCTTGAGTAAGGTCTGGTTTATCAAATGTATAACGGACAAAAGAACTTTCAAATAATTCACGGTCAATATTAGAAGAGTAACTATTTATCTGATGCAAAAACCGATAAGTATGCATGTATCCAATAATAGCATTAATAGCGGCCTTCTGGCGCGAAGTAACTTTGTCTTTATCAATGCCTTCATGCACATATCTATTGATACGAAAGAGCATCCGCTCAAAAGTCTTTGGCGGCATGTATTGAGAATCAGCAATACTCTCTGTATCTCTTTGAGAGACTGGACCTGCTTGAATTACTTTTTGATCAAGGGTCTTAATGAACTCAATTACTGTACGAGTCTCTTGACTGAGGCTAGTAAGGTTTTGATTGTTAAAAACACTTTTAGTAATCTCAAGTGCGCCCATTGAACCGGCGTTATTAGCAGCAAACTCTTTTTGTTCTGGAGATAATTCGATCTTATCTTTCGCCAAGTACTCATACGAAGCCCTTGCTTTAATTTGTCTTGTGGATAAGAACTCTTTAACCTTCTTACCGTGCCAACTTCTACCGTCTGCGCCTTCAGCGTCAGGAAAAGCAACCCTAACAAGTTCAAGCAGAGAAGGAGGATTAGAAGGGCGGTTGTTCCACTCATTTAAAATTGCCAGTCTCTGTTGGTCGTTAAGTTCTTGAGGTTGGTTTTCATTTTCAGCCATAAATTTCCACTTCTCCATTCACAATGCACTTCTTAGCTTTTATAAGGATAGAGCGCTTTAAGTTTTTTATCTGTTTGTATCCGGGGGAACGATTCTTTTCAGTAGTCTTAAAGCCTAATAGTTTTGCTACCTCTTCTTCTTTTTGATTCTTTAAGCAAAGCATCTCGTATACCATCCACTCTGCTGGCTTTAGTACTTTCTTTAATGCCGAAGATAAGCTATGGGTGCTTCTTAGAAGGTCAAAGCCTTCGTTGGTCATGTCGTGAACTTCCTTAATATGATTCTCAAGAGGAAGGGTTATTTTTGTATTGAAAGCATCTTTTTTATTGCTCTCCCAATGGGCATACATTGGACACTTCTTACACTGCT